CTCGTTAACCACGGGTATTAATAATACTTTTGTTGGTTATAACTCCGGTGCTAATACAACGGATCAAAGCTATAACGTAGCTGTTGGTGATACAGCATTAGGAGCAAATGTTAATGGGGCTAGAAACGTGGCTATTGGTAGACAAGCGCTAGCAACTATGAATCCAGATAGTGATACAGATACATATAATGTGGCGATAGGATATGACGCAGGTGTAGCAGTTTCAACAGGTATTGAAAATACTATAATTGGTGGACTAGCTGGTGATGCTCTTACAACTGGAAGTAGAAATGTTGCAATAGGTAAAGAAGCTTTATCTACGGAAACTGGATCTAGTAGAAACGTAGCTATAGGTTGTGAGGCTTTAAAAAAGCAATTTAAAGAAAGCAGCTCTGCTTATAATGTTGCTGTAGGTGATTCAGCGGGTGAAGAAATTACAACAGGTGTTCAAAACGTATTAGTTGGTGGTTTAGCGGGTGATGAAATTACAACTGGAACTGATAATACAGTTATGGGATACCAAGCAATGACAAATGCTGACAGTACAGAATCTAGAAATGCTGCTTTTGGTGCTTTTGCACTTGGTAACCTGGATAATGGATCTACTACTAACACATATAATGCGGCTTTTGGTTATGGATCTGGTTTTCAAATTACAACAGGATTACAAAATACTATGGTGGGTGCGGGCGCTGGTGATGCTGTTACAACTGGTAGCAATAATACAGTTATAGGTTATGGAGCAGCTGCATCTGCTGTAGATGTTAGTAACGAAGTAAGTATATTTAATGGAAGTGTAACTGCTAGATTCGCAGGATCAGCTAGTTCGTGGAGCTTTGTATCTGATGCTAGAGATAAAAAAGATATTAAAGATTTAGAATTAGGCGTTGAGTTTATAAATAAGTTAAAACCTAGAAAGTTCAAATGGGATTTAAGAAATTCAGACGTAGATAAAGGAAAACAAGCATCTGGTTTTATTGCTCAAGAAATAAAAGAAGTACTAGATGATGAAAACATCGATTATACTGGTATAGTAAATACTAACGATCCTGATCAATACATGGTTGCGCAAGCAAACTTAGTGCCTATGCTAGTAAAAGCTGTACAAGAGCTTTCTGCTAAAGTAAAAATGTTAGAAAACAAGTAAATATATATAAGTAATTAATAATCAATTAATAAATAAAAATTATGAGTGAAGTAGAAGAATATACTGACGAGCAAGTAGCCCAAGATATAGTAGCTACTATGGATTCAGTGGGTATCGTTGAAAGAGTTAGAGCTGTATCAGAAGCAGATAGAACTGACGACGAAAAAGGTGAACTAGATAGAAACGAAAGACATATACAAATATATATGGCTAAGTCTAAGTTTGTAGCAGGTTTATCATCAGATCAAAAAGCTAAAATAGATGCTTTTGGTTTAGATCCTTTATAATAATAAATAAATTAAATCAAATAAAATAAAATGTGGAAATTAACTAAACAATATTGGAAAGATATGTGGAGAGCTCTATGGAGTAAAACCACTGTTGACGAAAAAGCTATTGCAACTATTAAAGAAGTTAAAAAAAGAGCTAAGCTAACTACTCAAGAATTACAAGATGTAGTTAAAGCCTTTAAAGAAGTTGGTAACCAAATAGGTGATATTGACAATGCTTTAAAAGGCGAGGCGCGTAAAGGTAGAAAAAATGGCAAGTAAAAAAAAGTTTAAAGATACAACCGTTGGTCAACTATTGTTTGGCGCAGCTTCTGTAATAAATCCTACATTAGGAAATGTGTTACAGGGTGTTACATCACCTAAAGAAGCTATTGAAGCTATTACAAAATCAGATGCACCTGCAGATGATAAAGTAAAGTTACAGCAAATGATATATGAACAACAAGATAAAGAAATACAAGCTATAACATCAAGATGGGAAGCAGACTCAATGTCTGACTCATGGATGTCAAAAAACGTACGTCCACTAGTATTAGTATGGTGTATTGTTATATTTTCTTTAGCTGGTATTTTAGATAGTGTAGAAAGTATACCGTTTCAAATAAACAGTACATGGAACGATACTTTTGAAAAAGTTATGATGGCTGTAGTTTTAGCTTATTTCGGTGGTCGAAGTGGTGAAAAAGCAGCTAGTATATTTAAAAAATAATTAAGTTTAATTAAACCAAAAATCCAAAATTATGAGTAAAAAAGAAATGAAGATTACCGAAGAGCAATTGAAACAAGTTCAAGCTCAAGTACAAGTTAAATCTCAATTAGTTTCTGATATAGGCGCTGTAGAAGCACAGAAACATGAGTTATTACATGCTTTAAGTAATGTAATAGAAAAAACTAAAGAAACTGCTGCGCAACTAGAAGAAGAGTACGGAAAGATTAATATTAATCTTGAAGACGGTTCTTACGAAGTTGTTGAAGTAGAAGAAGAAGAAGAAAAAGAAGAAGAAGTAGTAGAAGAAAAATAAAATCAAATCCTATGGCTAAGTTAATTAGAAAAATAAGCATAGGAGCTGACTATAAAAATGAAGCAATGCACTACTCCGTAGGTCAACAGGTCTACGGAGGACATTGTATATCTAATATATTATTTGACCAAAAAGATAATTCATATAATATATATATTGAAAAAGAAAGTGAAACCATACCTTGGAAAAAATTTAATTCCAATATGGCTATTTCAATCGAATATAATTTAGAATACTAATGCAAAGTTTATTTAGCTTTATAGTAGAACCAAAAAACGGTAGATACGATAACGAGGTAGATATTGATGGTAAAAAACTTATTATTAATACTACGATGGACGATCATAAGTACGTTAATAGAGTAGGTGTTGTAAAATCAATACCAAAAATAGGTAAAACAAATATAAAAATAGGTGATGAAGTAATTGTACACCATAATGTTTTTAGAAGGTTTTATGACGTAAGAGGTATTGAAAAAAACAGTTCATCATATTTCAAAGAAGATTTATATTTTTGTTTTTATGATCAAATATTTTTATATAAACAAGATAATGAGTGGAAGGCACCATTTGATTTTTGTTTTGTTAAACCTATAGTTGAAAATAAAAAACAACTTGTAACTGTTCAAAAAGAACGTCCTCGTGTTGGTATACTAAAATATGGTAATAGTTCCTTAAATGCTTTTAAAGTGAACGAGGGGAGCCTTGTTGGGTTCAGCCCAAGCAGCGAGTATGAATTTGTTATAGATAATGACAGATTATACCGTATGCGAACTAATGATATTACAATTAAATATGAATACAAAGGAGACGAAGTTGAATATAATCCAAGCTGGGCAAGTGGCTGTGGACGAACTTATTAAAGTTGCTAAAGAACCTATTGTAGACTCAGAAGATGACATCAGTGCTGACAGATTAAAAAACGCAGCTGCTACAAAAAAACTAGCAATATTTGATGCTTTTGAAATACTTAAACGTATACAAGAAGAAGAAGATATGTTAAACGAAAAACCTAAAGAAGTTAAAAAAGAAAAAACTTTTAAAGGTTTTGCAGAAGGAAGGTCTAAATAATGTACGAGCAAGATTTAATAAAAGTACTTACTGATTATGTTAAACCTAAAGTTTTAGCTAAAAAAAATAGGTATAAAAAATGGGAGTACGGTTATAATAAAGAACACGACTTTGTAGTTATAAGTAGAACAGGTGAAATAGGTGAGGTGTATGAAATACAAAATTTAAAAATAGCTTTACCTAAACAAAAAAATATTTATAAGTTTGAAGATAATAAATGGAGTAAGTTTGATTATCCAAAAGCTTTATCAAGAATTAAAACAGTTTTTGATTTTAAACAATATCCAGAAGAATTTAAAGAAGAGTGGTATGATTACATCGATAATGAGTTTACCCGTAGGGAGGAAGGTTTTTGGTTTTATAACAAAGATATTCCTACTTACATTACTGGTACTCATTACATGTACTTGCAGTGGTCCAAGATTGATGTTGGGGCACCAAACTTTAGGGAGTCAAATAGATTATTCTTTATTTTCTGGGAAGCTTGTAAGGCAGATTCACGATCCTATGGGATGTGTTACCTTAA